CATGTCTAATCCTTTTACAAAACATTTTATAATAAAAGATTACTTCAGGAGCTAAGGTACCAAAAGATAGAATTCTATCCTTGTAAATTACATATGAAGAATCATTGCTATAATTAATCCACCTATGTAATCCCGTATGTTCTACTACATGCATTTCATCCTGATGCACTTGATGTTTCATTACCGACATAGGTAACTCTACCAATAAAGCATCATCATATTCTCTTAGTACCTTACAAAATACATCATCACCATTAATAAGCTTAAGTATTTTATAAGGAGACTTTTCTTCCATCTTTTCCATATACTATTATTTATCTTTTTAATTTTATGGGAACTATCTCGTAATGAAAGTCCTGTTCATTGTACAGCCTAACACGTTCCTTTAAATGTAAAAGTGTGTAGTTTTCCTTATTATTATACACCAAATTGTCGCTTATGTCAAAGATTTTGAGCATTTCCTTGTCTTTTGATACTCTTAACCCCCTGCCAATTGACTGTAAAACGCGGATTTGTGACTTATAGGGGCTTGCTAATACAATATTATGCAGTCTTTTGATGTTAATACCAGTGGAAAACGTACCATATGACGCAAATATAACACTATCTTTTTTACTGTTTTCTACCAACTCCCTTATCTCTTCCCGTTCTACAGTAGCAGTGCCACCATAGACCAAATAACATTCTTTATCAACTGTTGTTGCCAATGCATGTAGGGGTATCAAATGTTTTTCTATGTATTGAGCCAGTACTAATGAATTACCTTCTAGGGTAGAAATTAAATTAATAAGAAATAGATTTCTACCTTCACTAGAAACGAGATAGTCCATTTCTTCCTGATAAGTTCTTTTAATTCTATTAGATTTGATGTGTTCTAATACAAGACATTTTATTTCTAGGTTAGATAAAACTTTTTTCTTTACTAGTTCTGACGTAGTGGTTACTTGGTCACATACTCCAAAAAGTCCTTCCAAAACTAAACGGTGAACCTCTTTACCATCTAAAGTACCCGTTAATCCTATTCGATATTTACAAGCATGAAGTTTGGTCATTATACCAGTTAAAGATTTTGCTTTAGCTAAATGAGCTTCATCTACAAACACGGTGCCGAATTGCTCAAAGTAACTCTTGGGCATCTTGTAAATAGATTGCCATGTAGATATAATTACATCTTTGGTAGAATCTTTTTCTTTGCCTGCGTATAACCGATGACAATGGTCCTCTGGGAACCATCCATACTCCGAAAAATCTTTATACATCTGTTCGACTAAAGATGTAGTAGGTACAACTAAAAGAATTTTAATTTCTTGGAGTAAATAATATCTTATTAAAGCATAGATAACAAAAGACTTACCCGAACCCGTGGGTGAAAGAATAACACCCCTATCACGTTCAATAATATTATGTATAGCTTCTACTTGATAATCTCTGGCCCTAAACTTGCTTATACTATTAACAAACTTCCGAGTCAGTTTTTTGTCTACTTCTTTTGGTCTAAAGGTCTCTTCGACTCTAACGACGTATCCTTGGTCCTGTAGAAATCTTTGGACATAAGGTAATAGTCCCGCATATATTTTACCAGTAGCAGGACTGAATAGACGTACACGACCATCCCACATACGATTTCGCACCGACGGCATAAATCTTGCATTTGGTACTTCGAAGGTAAAAAACTCCGATAACTCTTTACCAATCGACGGCTCGCATTGGACTCTAAGATAGGCTTCGTTAAATTTTTCAATCGTTACTTCATTCACCGTGCAAAAACTGTTTCCAAGCAATGGTGTTCTTGATATTCCAGTTCCTATTATTAATCTCTCTCAATATTCTTTCTAAGTAATTTACTATAGTTTTTACATATTCTACTTTCTTTCCAAGTTCTTGCATGTCATCATCGGCATCAATATATATACCAACATCGGTCTTGAGAACCTTTAAATCAAAGGGCTTGGCTGCATAAACTTCCGCAGGAGATTTTCCAGTATAATATTCCCATTTATCACGATAGAGTATTTTACTATCGTCTTGTAATTTTTTAAGTTGAAGTGAATATTTTGTATAATATTTAAGATACTTGTTATGCAATTGGGGAGTCCTAATAGACTCCATATCCAATTCAGTATCATCAATTTTTAAATCTTTATCAACTAAAAGCTGTAACTCACCAAAATCCATTATATAATTCCCTCAAAGAGAGATGGTCAGAGGTCGAATCTTCCTTGCTGTAGGTTTCTATATTTCTTCGATTCTATAGTTAGTTAGAAGATAAAATACCGTTATCATTCAACTTGACCATCTCATTTTTATTTATCACTTATACAGTCTTTATATCAAACCAAGTATAAGCAAATGAAACATCACACATCGCATATGAAATATCTGTTTCTGCTTGACTATATTCAACACTACCCAAACTGACAGGAAATGCTTCATATATATGAACTTCTGCTGCCGCATTATTCTTAGAAGTTAAAATAGTCAGCACTATATCCGTATATAAATCCCTATCATTAATTTTATAATATACTCCATCTTGAGGATTGCGTTTGTTAGAATTCGCACCCCTATTCATATTGTCTGGTCTATCTGTTCTATTGAATTGCTGTTTGGCACTAAAAGGAAACCCTATATTCATTACCCAGTTATACATTTCCATATAATTAGCTAATGATTCGTCAACAATAAAAGTGCAATTGAAATTATCATATTGCATTTTATCTCCAACAATTGCTACATCCACAAAGGGTGTATATTGGTCGGCCCGACCCAAAGTACACCCCGGAATATTAACTCTTGTCACAAACCATTCAGTAGTAGGAAAAATAGGAAAATATATTTTAAATTGATTACTTTGTGAATAATCAAATACCGTGGGTTGTCTATTAACTGCCGAAACAGTGCCGGTAACAGCAGGAGAGCTGGTAGAACCACCAACCTCTCCTGCTCTACTATCAGTAGCTGCCACTACGCAGCCCAACCAGCGCCAGTAGCATTATTAACTATTTTATGAAATTCAATTACGATAGTTCCAACTGCTGCCGCAGCATTGGTTAAGGCCACGTCACCAGCAGCAGCTCCAGCCGGTGCGACTGCATGAACAATCGCTGGTTGACCAGGTTGATAACCATATTCACCACTGTTATTTAAAGCGAAAACAAAAGCATCCGCAGGGGTGGTTCCTGACCAAACTAGGGTTGCGGTATTTGTAATAGCCGCAGGTGCCAATGACCAAAATATTTTGGCTATGTTTACTAAACTTCCCGTTTGCCATCCTACTAAATCAGAAACATTTAGTATTTCTGCTGAACTATTTGTACTGCTGACCTGTACTTTGACTGTAGTTCTGTATCTAGTATCAGCAAGTGTATGTAATGAAACTGCCATGATTTTTTCTCCTTATTGTGGGGCTGGAGTCTACTCTCCCCCTTTTACAATGACTCCTCTTCATTACTATTTATGCGACTTTCTTAGGTTCGTTTACCTTTTCATCTATGTCCCAGAAGTCCTCTGGACCTCGGATACCATGTTTGTATTCGTAATATGTTTTTCGGGTGATACACTGGCATTTGTAATCGTGATGTACGCAGCCACGGGTATACCTATGAATAGGTCTTTTTAGCATTTTAGCATCCTCTTTGAGTAGACGGATGCGAAGTAATATATAAGAAAGGAGGGAGGAATCGGGGGACATATGTTGACCATATGCCCGAAACATTTTAGAGGGTACGCCTTGTCAATAGTACATACATCCTAAAATACTATTTAGTAAAAAAAAATCCTAGAGATAAAAAAAATCCCCGCCGGAGCGGGGATCTAATTTACTTCTTCATAGTTCTTAGACTATTTAAATTAACTTCCTTACATCAGATTATTAATCTGAACACGACGGTAGTATACGTTTGCGTTGCGGGTACCTGCACCATTAGTGGAGGTTGCTTCTGCAAATGGATTTACCTGCATACCATAACGAGTCTTAAAACCAATCTTGGGCTGGAAGGAATTCTCACCAACCGCACGGACCATCTGGAGCGGTACATATGGGCAGTAGAAAAGACCTGCATCATATGGGGATGAACCCTTGTAACCAACTGTGTAGTACTGCGCTGCAGTTGCACCACCGTTTGCATAAGGAACAGTCATGTTCATGTATGGATCAACATACACTTTAAAACGACCATTCAATACACCAGCGAAGGTATTACCTGCTGAGTCTACATCTAGATTAGTTGACATAGCGGGAGCATAATCCATCATGCCTGCCATGACGAATGCCGAAGCAACGTCTGCTGAACAGATGATAATATTACCCTTACCACGTCGAGTATCACGAGCAACTACGTTTGCATCACGCTCAATAGCAAACATCATGCCTTTGAAGCGTTCAACAGACCAACGACCATTAGAGTCAGTATCTAAATCAAAGATACCAGCAGCTGTGGTGTTGGTTTGTGCACCGACTTTTGCATTCTGATAAATTGTACGAATAACCTCACGGTTAATTTCTGCCAAAATTTCAGCACTAAGAATATTAGCCAACTCAGTCTCGGCATCCAGACCATGAATGGCCTTGAGGTCTTGAGCAAGTTCCATAGTATACTCAGCTTTGAGCGCCCGTGTCTTTGCAGTTACGGTTGCCTTTTCAATACTAAAAGCCATCTCAGCAAAAGCATTACCTGAACTATCACCCAATGCTTCGCCTGCGGCTGTCGTCATACCAGTACCTGTGGTAAACGTAGCTGCTGACAATGCTTTAAGCACTTGGTCACCGGTCTGTGTGCCTGTACCTGCGAAAGCCGTATCGGCCGCATTAAACAGAGCTTCTGTACCGCTTTGTGAAGTATAATGTGCCTTCATTGCAAAGATTAGACCAGTAGGTCCAGTCATTGGCTGTACGCCGCAGACATCATATGCAATCAAGGAAGGCATAGCACGACGAACTAGTGAAATTAGGATTGGATCCCAATTTGCTACTTGTGCGCCTGTTGCGTTAGCAGGTGCTGCTTCAGAAAGGAAAGATGCATCTTCTCTCATAGCCTTTTCTTGGTTTTCTAAAATTACAGTTGTAACGGCCCGACGATAAGCATCCTTAATCTCTGGGAGGTCAGGATGCCCTAGCACTGGCTGCCACTTTTCCTGTAAGTGTTCCGTTTGAAACATTGTTTATTTTCTCCCTATATTTGTAATAAACTATTGTGTTTCATGGCCACTAGCATTTGATCCCATACCAAAAGGTTTGGATCGTCTAATAGCGGTCATGTAAGCAGCCATTGTGTCGGATACATCTATATCATTTTCCGTTTCCAGCGGTGCTGCTGTGTCATCGTTTTGAAGTGATTGAACTTTTGGAAAATATGATTCTTTAATCGTTTCGACTTTCTCACGAAAGTTGGCTTCGGTCTCATACTCAACATTTTCTGTTAGTCCAGCAAACTTCTCAACTTCGGTATCAGCTAAATCGGAAGCGACATCACTTAAAATTTCGCTCTTTTTTAACTCTGCCACTTCCTGGGATAGTCTAACATTACTTTCTAGGGTTTCATTTAACTTGCCTTCTAGCTCACCAACCTTCTCGGCGGCGGCATCAAGCATATCAAACTGTTCCGTAGGAATAGCAATATTATGTTCTTCAAAAAGTGTTTTTAGGCCTGTAATAAATCCCTCTGCGATTTCAGTCTTCATTTTATGTTCGACTGCCATCTCGTTGGTCTTCATCCATTCCTCAACAACATAGGAAAGATAACCGTCAACTTTCTCGGTCATATCTTCCTTAGCGTTCTCAAAAGCTTGTGCATATGCTTCTTCGTATTCTTCTTCGATTCTTTCTAGCTCTGAACGAATTTTTGCTTTAACAGCTGCTTCAAAAATGATAGCGGCCTTTTGCTTGAATTCAACAGTAAGTCCTGATGCTGATTCTTCCTCATCATCACCACCTTCAGTAAGAGCCTTAACATCATCGGAGAAGTCCATCGCAGCAATACGCTCATCTATAGTAATTTCTTCACTATCTTCCTCGTCATCACCACCAAGAGCAACTTCCTCTTGTTTGGCTGACGCATCAGACGGGAATCCTTTACCACCGGGTGCACCAGGAGGTGTAGCCCGTTTAGCTTTCTTAGAAGCTTCTTTGCCTGGATCAGACGGAGCCTTTGGTGAAACCACTGCTGGGCCCATGTCCTCCACTTCATCCTGACCATCCATGTGTTGCATCGGCATGGCGGGTTCGGCATGTAGTGTGGGGGCGTTAGCAGGTTCTTCTACCAATTGTTCGTCCTCATCGACAAAGACATCTTCAGCAATAGCTTCTAATTCTTTGTTGATGTCTGTCATATTGGATAAACTCCCTAATTAGGTTTCTTGTTTTATTTATCAAAGTTATAACTTAGACATGAAATTTGAGAATATTCTTATATTCTTATCTTCATTATTTCTTTGTTTTTGGTCTAATAACTTTTTATACTTAGCGATTTCGACCTCTTTTACAACGCCATTCTCCCACACCCACTCTTTACCTTCCATAATACCTTCTACGAAAGCATTAGGAGCAGATGGATCTGCGACAATATCGGCTGCAGTTGCTAAGTAAAAATCATCCTTAACAATTTGCATATTTCTTTTTGGCTCTAATGAACCCATACCTCTTGATGAAACGCCCAGTTTGGCACCTTCATCAATAAGATTTTTTACTATTTTACCGTAAGGAGTGTCCATAATCTTTGCTTCACCGATAAAGTTTTTACCTTCTGGTGTGAGCTTTGTAATCATGTGTGACACACGCTCTAAATTTACTGTAGGACCATCAGGATGGCCTAACTCTCCGAAAGCACGTTTCTGTTTAACATACTCTTTATTATATCTTTTTACTTCATTTTCCAAAACCGTTTGCGGATACATGCGGCCATTTCTATTTTTAATTTCGGCTTGCATGAAGACGCCACGAATTTTATAATTCTTTTTTCCGTCTTCTGCAGCTTCACAAATTAATTCAACATCATCAACGTGTTCAGATATTAATTTCATTCTTCTTCCTCAGATTCCTCTGGAACTTCTGGTGCATCTGCTACCAGTTCGGGCGCTTCTTCTGGCTCTTCAAAAGCTTCAGGCGCCTCAGCATCACCAAAAACTTGATGTGCTAAATTTAGTTTGGCATTTTCCCAATCAGCGTCACGCTTAGCCTGCACTGCTTGTAAAAATTCATCGCCAGCTGTATTGAGGTCACCGGCTACTACAGCATCAACAAAACCTTTACTCATAATATAATCCTCTTTCTATATTTATAACTTTTTTAAACTTCAGGTGCCATATCATCGTAATCATCATATGGATCCTGTTCTACACCCCTGCTTGGATCTCCAAATCCTCCTTCGGGACCTCCTAAACCAAGGCCCGCTTTACTGTCTATTTCTCCACTTTTCTTTTCATTTGCTATTTGTTTATCAATAGCTGCAATATCGAGGTCAGTTTGTTTTAATACTCTCCTACGCACCCATTCTTTTGAAAAATATGTTCCAATATATTCACTTAATGTACCCAACTGCTCAATACGACCTGCTAAAATTTCTGCATCTTTAATTTCATGGAAATGATTATCGTCATTAAAATCATAAACAAGGGACTCTTTCATCGCATCCCAATCTTCAAGTGTCATAATACCTTTCAGTATTAATTGAGTCTTTAAGAGAGTTGTAAAGAGTCCTGCAAATCGTTTTCGTAGCTTTTGAATAAACTTACTAAATTTTATTTCATCCCGTTGAATCTCAGAAGCTCTACCCATATTAAATCCGCTATCTGTTAAAAGGCGAGAGGCGGGAATATTTAATGAACGATAAAGTTTTTCTTGGAAGTATGTTACATCTTGCATCTCACCTAGATTTTGACCACCAGGCAATGTTGTAATTTCTGTACCTCTACCACCTTCTCTACGGGGCAACCAGAAATCTTCTAACATTGACATTTGATTTCTGTCATCTTTTATTTCACCTGTAGAACCATCATACACAACCTTATTGCGGTAACGACTCATCACATCTTTGAGATAAGCCTCTGCCTTAGGTTTGGGTAGATTGCCTACATCAATATAAAATATTCTTCGTTCTGGTGCTCTACTGATACGATAGATAACCAACGCATCTTCCATCATACGGAGTTGGTTGGTAGGTTTGATAGCCTTCTGAAGGAAACCATAAACCTGTTTAGTTGTTGGGTTATAAATTCCAGAAGTTGTATATGCAATCGAGTCCGGTGAAATTTTAAGGCCCGATCCGTCTTTACCACCTCCGCCACCCATACTAGGATAGACACCGGCTTCATTATATATAAAAAATTCTTGTGTTTTTTTAACTAAATCTATATTGTTAGCAGGACCCATTGTCTTTCTATCATTAGTTTTTTCAATAACACGAACTTTCTTGATAAATTTAGGATCAATATAACGGACTTCGGTAATACCTTTACGAGGAGAATTTTCATCTATGATTATATGATAGAAAATTTTACTATCAACATACCATCTCTTAAAGATATCATTACCTTTATGCTTCCAATCTAGAAGTCTTAAAACTTCTTTGAATTCATCATTAACCTTTTTCTGGATAGAACCAGAAAGGTCTGTCATATCTAAATTGAGTTTAACGGAGGTATCATCTTCATCAGCTGTAATAGCTTCATTGATGATATCTTCTATCGCTTGGTCACATTCGGGGTTTTCCGCTGTGGTGCGATATTTACGAATCAGGTCCCAATCATTTTTTGCTGTGCGTTCAAGGTTAATATACTGGCTAAAAAAACCAGCACCACCAGCAATATCTAGTGTACCCTCTTCGTCGGACGGGGCCACGAAGGATTTACCCTTCGTGACCTCACCCTTTTTCTTTATTTCAAAACCAAAAAAATCTGCCATACTACTATTTATACAAATTCATAGAATGACTTTACGCCGATGTTCCTATTCCAGTCCCTGTTGGACCTGTTGTCATATAGTTAAATCGGAAGGTTACATCATATTCCTCTACTATGTCATTGGTATCATAAGCAAGAGCAATTTCAGCAATGTTGGTAGGCCACACAGAATATAAATGTGCTTGCCAAATAACATCTTCGTTTCTTGAAAGTTGAATTACATCAGCCTCACCGTAATAGGATTCTGGTGACTGCAACCCACCGGTTGTAGCACCTACATCCATAACGGAATTAGACCATGCTTCCAATTGACTACGAATTGTCCAACCTGCGTCATTAAAAATTCCAACAGTCCAATCTGCATATGTACGTTCGCCAGCTACATATACTACTCGACCACGGAAAGGTACAGCTACTTCACCAACAGTTGATGCTGGCATTGTAGCAGACCTACATAAGAAACTTAACATTTCTGTATTAACTCCAGGACCCGCCAATCTTACTTGATACTGATTAGCACGAGCGCCGCCGCCAGAGAGTCTATTAACAAAATCATTAACATTAGCCATTTGTTATTTTCTCCTTATCCGACCGCACCGACAACTTCACTGAAGTCAACACCAGTTCGTGTTGCAATGAAGGTCAATGTGATGAAGTTAATAGAGCGTGCAGGTTTCACAAAGATATCAGCTCGAAATTCGTTATTGTCGATAACTTGACCAGTGTTATTGGTTTCGTCACAAACAACTAGGAAATCCGTCATACCTCTTCGTGCTTGTACATCTCTTAAATATGGATTAACCATCGCTTTAAATTGGTCTCTCGTAAACTCATCGTTGAATTCAAAAAGTATTGAACGAGCGGCCACTTTACAAGCCTCCTCAATAGTGAGGAATAAACGTCGAACATTAATTCTATTAAACGCACTGTTTCTAGCCAAACCAGTTTTATCACCAAATAAAACTGTGCCTTCCCCTGGGAAAGCAACAACTGGATTGATACGAGCACGATAAAGAGTATCACGTTCTCCTTGGGTTGGATTATAAGCAAGCCCTATAGCTCCACGAATTTGACCACGAGCAATACCAGCAGGTGACCACCATGGATCTTCTAAAGCATCTGTACGAGCACAACAACCAGCGATATCACCATTGAGAGGAACCCATCTCATAACATCGTTGTACTTGTCAAACATCTTTTTATAACCACTATCATAAACTGTATAGGAATTACTACTCAAACCATCAAAGTAGTCTTTGACGTTATTAGTTTGTGCATATGCTTGTGCTACATTAACAACATCTTCCTTAGCAGGTGAAATAAATCCCACGCAATCTTTCCGAAGGTCTACCAAATCGGTAATATATATCCCGTGAGTTGTTGCGCCACCTGTATCAACCGCAGCAGGTCCAGCCATCAACAAATTAATATCTACTTCATCTGTATTCTTGAAATAATCATAAGCAGTCTGCCGTTGTGCTTCTGTTGGTGCAGTTGTGCCACCATAACCACTAACTAAACTATTAGCATCAATAGCATTTGTTGGAACGGTAAAGGTAATACCTTTACATAAACTACCCCAGTTGGTTGCACCTGCTGGATGATCCATCCAATAGATATATCCAGAACTAGCAAATATAACATCAACATAATAATTTGCTGTGCCATCAATTTGCAACGCATCAGAACCTTTAGATACATTTTCAAATTTTTCTAAAACAGAATTTGTCGTTCCAGAAATTTCACCATCTTCATCAATGATAATGATGTGCATTTCGTCGTTTAAACCACCACGATCCGTACAGAACTGTGAAGTTCCCGGTGCTTTATCAAACTGGTCGGCCCAACGCCATTCTCTATCAACATTCACACCAGATGCAATTGCACTTGCTACCCCAACTGCACTTGTGGTGGGATATCTTACTATTGTTGCATTAAGTCCAACAAGAGCAGTAATACGATATTTCTGACCATTGGCTTCTTGTAAATAGATAATATCACCCACCTGAAAACCCGTGGCTGATGTTAAAGGAACAATGGTATGGTTTATAACCATCGTTGTTGACGTTGTTGTTTTTGCAGTTTCGGAGTAACCAGCAGCTGTATTACACGCCTCGACTCTTAGGGTATTCGCCCAAGCGCCTGCGGTTCTTGCAGCCCATTCACCTACATTAGCAGTACCAGTATTAAAAGGACCCGTAGTACCATCACCGTTTTCGTAATGGTTATTATTTTTGATTAGAATTGCACTGCCAGAAACACAACTATTCAATAGAGATGTGGCTCCTGAACCAGTTTCCATTCTAACTACCCTTAGTGTATTAGAGTACAACAAAAAAGACGCTGCCGTAAACCAGTATTCATAGTTGGTGCCGTTAGGCTTACCAAAAATATCAACCAATTCTTCTTCAGAAAAAACCGTTACTACTTCTGAAACAGGACCCTTAGTGAAAATGCCGGCCATGGCACCTACACTTGTGGGTTCACTTGCTACGGTGGTTGTTAAGTCTTTTTCTTTTACTTGTACACCAGGTGAGACTAAATCTCCCATTTTGTTTCTCTCCTAGGTCTATTGTAAAAAGATAATATAAATTACATCTTCATTTTTTGTATTCTTATTATTTAGTATTATGAAGTTTTCTAAAAACACTGCTGTGTAATGATAAATAAAAATGAATAAAGAAAGTATACACTGATGCGTGATTTAGGAAGAAAAAGAGCCCTACTAAAAACTTTTGAAGATAAAGTTTGTTTAGTTTGTGGAGAAACAACTCAAAGATATTTACGTTGGTATCCTTATCATAACAAAATAAGACATAACATTTTTCGTTATGGTCGTAAAACAGAACAAAGAAAAGAAGCCTCTACACTTATTCAACAAAGTGTAGTGATATGTGACCATTGTATTATTGATAAGGAGTGGGATGAACTTAAAGGTCCATGGACCTTCTAATATACATCAAAGGCATCTGGCGCTTTCGTGGGTATCCAATAATCACCCTTATCATCTGTAAAGGAAGCTAATTCTCCATAATGTATACCATCATCTATGAAACCAAATGGTGCCATATCAGCATCAATAGTTTCTGCCTGCGTTTCATAAAGTCTTTTGCGAATATCATCATCGGTTAAATCTTTAAAGTATTGTTGGTCAGTCAACCAAGCAAAGAATACTAAACACATCACCAAATCATCTGTGGCACCATCGTCTGCCTCAAACGATTGACCCTTAGCAACAAAGTTAGACAACTCTACAATGATATCAAAGTCATTAAATAATAATTTATCACTTTCTATCAACTGTTTCAAGTTAGAACAACCAATTCGTTTTAATGACTTAGTGGTTCTGATACCTAAGTCAACTTGACTATCACCGAAACCACCACCAACCACCTGTCCTAGTCTACCCCTTAACTGGGTCATTATCATATTCTCATAACCCAAGTCGTGATGTAAGGCGTCTGCTATTTGTCCCCCAATATCGTTTATCTCTACTAACATATGAGCATTATTATAACTTTTACCTGTGCGATAAATGATGTCTGGAAAGACTAGTGGTTTTACTTCATTACTACGAAACTT